GGTTCATCCGGCGGCACCGGTTCCTCGGGACCGCAATCCCACAGCCACACCGCCTGAATGTCGCGCTGTTCGGTCAGGATCCCGCTGTTGCGGACGGCAGGCTGGCCGTCAAGGTATCTGATCTCGGCCATTTATTCCCTCGGCAGCACGCAAATGTAGGCCTTCGCCGTCACCGATCCGAAGGTGCCGGAAAAATACGCCGACACGTATTCGTAGGGCGTGTTCTGCACTTCGTTGGTGAACAGGATCTCGTATTGCCAGCCGGCCGGAAACGTGCCGAGCGGCGTCGCCGTGACCGCGGCGTTCGGATAAGCGAATGCCGCCGCCTGGCCCCACGACATCGCACCGAGATTGACGTTGTTCGAAGCCAGCGACGGCGAATTGGAACCGACCAAGGTGAGCGTATAAATATCCGAGCCGGCCAGCGTGATCGCGGTCAATTGCACAACACAGACCGCATCGATGCGAGCCTGCTGCGGCGTGATCGAGGCGGTGTCGGAAATCGACGGCAGGGTGATGGTGATGCCCTGGTTGCCGCCGAGATCGACGATCGATTGCGAGCCGCCAACAGTGCCGAAGCCGGCGCCGGCGTGCGCGGTCAGGCCGTCGTCAAGCTGCATGTTAACGTCAAAGGCGTAAGTTCTGCGTGCCATGTTGTCCTCTCAACAGTCCTTGCGCGTCAGGCGACGATCGCCACGTTGGTCCAGCTAGTGAGCCGGTTGAAACAATATTTGTGCTCGTCGACGATCGACACGTCCCACGAAATATGCGTGCGATAGGTCTTGCGGTCCTGCAGCAAGCCAACGTCCTCGGGCGTGAGATTGCGCACATAGATGCCGCGCAACATGCCCTCGCCGAGCGTCATCACGTAGAGCGACGCCGTGACCGCCGAGCCGCCGCCCTTGCCGACCTCGTTGAACTGCAGAACCGGAACCTGATCGTCCTTCGGGTAGCCCCACAGCAGGCGATGGCCGCCATAGGAAATTTTCGGCATGCCGACTTCATCCCAGGTTTGCATCACAAAGCCGGTGAGCGTCGTGGTGCGCGCGGCCTGGATCCACAGCGGCAGCGAAATGAACGGCACCAAAATGTACGTGGTGCCCGACTTTTTCGACACGTTGTTGATGGTCTGATCGAGATTGATCAACGACAAAGCAGCGCCGCCCGACGCCGGCGAATTGTTGAATAGCCGGCCGAACATGGTGGCGCGGACATTGAGGCCGTCGAACACTCTTGGATTGGTCGAGCGATCGCCCTTGACGAAGGTATCGATCCACAGCCGCGCAAAGGCAGTGATGCCCATGCGTTCCTCGTAGTTGCGCCGCTCCGGGCCGTGGCGATCGACGATCGCCCGATCGATGTCGATGTCATGGTCGATGATCGCCGTGGCCTCGTCGAACGGCTGGATCACGCCATGTCCGGCTGAGCTCGCCTCGTTGACGGCGCGGAATGCCGGGACTGCCAAGGCGGCTTCGCGGAAGCCGACATATTTGGAGCCGCGCAGGCCTTCGAACGGCATGACCTCGAACACGTCCGAATACTGCGTGAACATTTCGATGATGGTGCGCCGAATGTCCTCGTCGGAAAACCCTTTGGCGTATTCCGGCAAAGTGATCAGATTGGAAACGGCCATTGCTTAGTTCCTTTCCTCAAGCGCCGCGCGGATCCCGCCAGGCCGGCATGGTCGATTGGTCAAACTGGCGCGAGTAATCGAGGCGTTGCGCCGGCGTTAAACGGTCGATCTGTTCGCGGCTCAAGCGGCCGCCAGGCTGCGGCGGCTCGCGGCCGGAACCGCGGAACGCGGCGCCGCCCTGGCCGCTAATCTTGGACACGAGCTTTTCCAGCCGTTGCACGTCGGCCGCCGTAAAGGCGCGCGCCATCACCGCATTGCCGTCGGCCTCGCCGAGATAGCCGCGAAAGAACGTGGTCAGGGCATCGATGCGGGCCGGCCCGGCGGCACCGAGCTTGGCGATCTCGGCATTGCGCGCGGTCTGGATCTGTTGCTGCGAGGCGACCTGGCCGCCGGCGTAAAGCCCGAGCAATTTCGAGAATGCGTCCTGGCCCGAGATCCTGCCCTGGTCGATGTCGTGCATGATGCTGCGCGCTTGCGCCAGCAACGGATCGTTGGCGTTGAACTGATAAGTGATGCCGTCGGGCGCTTTGAAATCGGCCGGGAGCTCGGCCTTGTAGTCGTCGGCCTTGGCCGGCAGCGTCGCGCGCTTGACCTCAAGCCCGGCCTTGAACGCGGCGAGCTCGTCGTAACCGGCGCGCATCGCCGCGCCGTCGGCGAATTGTGCCGGCAACCAATCAGGACGCGGCGCCGCCGTTGCCGGTGCCGGACTTGTCGGTTGCGGGCTCGGCGACGCCGGGGGCGTCGTAGCCGGGGATGAAGGTGTGCTCGGTGATGCGGCGGCCGGCGCCGCGGGAGCGCTCGGGCTCGGCGCCGTTGCGGGTGACGAAGGCGACGCAGTATCGGTCACTGTCGGCGATGCCCTTTGCCATCAATCGCATCAAATTCGCCGCGAGAGTGCGAGCTCCCTCGTGGCGCGGCAACGCACTGTCATCAGGCGCCGGCGCCATCACCAGCCGCATCAAATGCCGGTAGATGATGCCGCCGTCGCTCGTGCGCGCGATCCGATCCCAGGCCTGGTTGATTTCCGGTGTTGTTATTTCCTCGCTCATGTTTTGCTCTTTTTATGCGGCCGGCCCCAGGATCGGCGGCCCGCCGGCGCCCGCCGGCGTCGGCCGCGGCTGCAGGATCTTCGACATCTGTTCGACCACTTGGGCGACCTGGCTCTTGTCGCGCAGCTTGATCAAAGTGACGCGCGCCTTGGCGAGCAATTGCTCCATCGTCTTGGCGCCGTCGATGTACATCTTAAATTCCTCGGGGAAGGTCTGCGCCAGGTAGGTCGCAAGCTGCATGGTCTTGACGATCTCCTGCTGGTCGGCGGCGGCCTGCGCCGGATTGCGCGGCAGGGTCGACACGGCGCGGCCGTCGACTTGCAGCGGCGTAATCACGCCGGCGACCTCGAGCAAATGCTGAAACCGCAAGAAATAGGCGGCCGGCCCCTCGCGCCAGAACGACATGCCCGGCGTGCCGAGCCGGCGCTGTGCCCTGGCGAGCTCGTCCATCCATTGCGTCGCCGTCGGCGGCGTGTCGCCGCTCTGTTCGGGGTGATCGATGAAAAACAATTTCCGCATCGTCTTTAGTTTTTCTTCGAACTGATAATTGGCGACGTTGGCCGGCGGCGGCGCATAGATCGCCTTGACATCGCCGGCAGTGCCGGGCCGCACCGGGTAGGCCATGCCTTCCTCAACGCCGGTTTCGACCGCAGCAAAACTGTCGTCGGGATAGGTGATCGGCGGTTTGAGCGAAAGCGTCGAATGCTCGATCCGCATCGCCTCGAGCTCGTCGATCTGGCGAAACGTCGGCAGGCCCTGATACAGCGGCCCCTGGGCGTGCGGCCAGTCGGCGGTCGGATTAAACCGGCTGACGATCAGCGGGCAGGATCCTGCGCCGCGCAGCACATTGTCATGCACGAGCTTGTTGCCGAGCATGACCACGGCCTGCCAACAGGTGTCGCTCTTGTCCTCCCAATCGCGCCAGAAACCCCAAATCACCTGGGTCCGATCGCTCGGCGAATTGTCGGCCTTGTCCTTGAGCGCGCGATCCATCTTGTTCCAGATTTCCTCGCCGACGAGCTCGCGGACGTAATGGTTGCGGGTGTAGCGCACGGCGAACCGGGTATCGATCTCGCCGTAGGGGCCGAGATCGATCTCGAGCTCGCGGATCGGCACCGCCGAGCACGTGATCGGCATCGAAGGATGCGGCCGATCGATCCACACCGCCGAACAGCAAATCGCCAGGTCGGGGTTAAACGCCTTGGCAATCTCGGGATAAAAATTCGAGGCGCGGATCGCATCAAAGATAATGCGATCGTCGTCGCGCACCCGGTCCTTGATCTTGTCCCACACCGGCGGCGGCACGAACATGCCGCGGCCGCGCTCGACCCACGGCTCGGCTTCCGGCATGTAGGCATTGATGATTTGGGTGATGAAATCTTGGACGAAGATAAACGCCAGGTCGGTGTTGAGCTCGGGGGCGTCGAGCATGCGCGATTGGCTCGGCATCACCTGTGAGGAAATCTGCCGCTGCCGGTTTGGGGTGCCAAAGAAATAGCATTCCTTGATGTCGAGCTCGATGTAGCTTTTCCAGGTGCGGCAGGCGGCCAGGCGTGAGCGCGCCTGTTGCTCGAGCGTCTGTGTCGCGCCGGTCGAAACCGCGCCGCCCTCGTGGCTGGCATTGGCGGTCGCCGGCGTGGTGCCGTTGGTTGCCATCCGCTAACCCCGGCCCGGCGCCGGCGTCATCGGCGCCGCCGCGCTGGCGCCGGCAATCGCCAGTTGCGAGCCATAGCGCGCCATCAGGTTCGCCATGTCGCCCTGGGTTTCCTTTTGCAGCGAGCTCACAAGATTAGCCTGGGCCTGCTCCTGCTCCTGCTGCAGCAACGGATCGGGGGGTGGTGGTGGTGGGGCACTCGGCGCCATCGATGCGGATCCCGCCATTGTTGATCAGATGGCGATAAAGCCCATCGGGGGTAGCGGCAACGCACGACAAACCGAGCAATTGCTTGATCGCCGGCACGCAATAAAAGCCGAGCCGGCTCATAAGCGCCAGCGGCTTATAGGCGCGATCGAATTTGATGATGGCGCAGCCGCGGGTGTAGCCGACCAGCACGGTAAGCCGCGGAATGAGCGAGATCCGAATGCCGCCCCACTGGCAATCATAGAGGATCCAGGCGCCGGTGCCGGGGAAATAGGTGAACGCCGACACATGCTCAAAGCGGCCAAGGCAAAGCCGCGCCAGGCGGCTCTTGGCCGGGTGAAAAACCACGTTCCAGTAGCCCGGCTCGATCGCGTCGGGAAGATTGTCGCGGATCTCCATCATCCGGTCGGGGTGGTGCGCGGCAGCGCCGGCGCCGCCGGCGTATCCGCGCTCGGTTCCGGTGCCACTAACGCGGCAATGGTGTTGTCCTTGGTGTTGGCATTGCGCGACGAGCCAAAATAAAAACTGACAACCATTGTCGTCATGCCGCCCAAGGTGCCGACCAGCGTGTTGAGCACAGCAGTTGAGCCGGCGTCGGAATGCGGCGGCACAAACATCCAAATCACGATGATGCTGATGAACGAGGCGACCAGCACCACGGCGAGAATTTTTTGCGTGTCACTCCACGGCGTCGTTGTTTGGTTCATGGTTTTTTCCTCGCGGCAAAGATCTTGCACCAGCCGTGGCGCACGATGAAGCCGGCAACGTCGGTGCATTTGTCGGGCGGCCGGAACATGACGCAGGCGCCGCAGTGTTCCTCGCCATGCGGGGTGTATTGATATTGGATCTGCGGATCCGACTTGGCTTTTTTGCTCGTGACCATTGTTTTCTTTCAGGCGCTCACCCGGCGCATCGATTTGCGCCCGGCAAAGATCCGCGCCGGCCGCACCTGGCCGATCGGCTTTAAGCCCACCATGCGGCGGCCTTCGCCGAGCCCGAGACAAAGATACTGCAGCGCATCGCACAGATTGGAATATTTGTCCTTCTTGGGGCGCAGTTCGCCGTCGTCCTCGCGGACCAAATGATAGCGCCCGGCCATGCCGACAATCAGCGTTCTACACAGCGGCGAGATCACCAGGCGGTTGTGGCCGCGCGGATTGTCGTTGAGAATGTAAGCGACCGCCTCGGTGCGGGTGGCAATGTCGTTCTGCTTCACCGGCGCCGGCGCAACGGGCATGTCATGGCTGCGAAAGATGTCATACGACGATTGCTCGGTCGCCTGGCCTTTATCGGCGCCTTTCGGATCACCAACAAAACGCACGTTAAATTCTGGGTAATGTTGGGTCAAAAACCGTTGCACGCGCGGTGCAAACGTCGACGCCGGCTCGTTGAACCCAAGCATTTCATATTGGACAAAGATGCGCTGGTTGATCTCCTGCGCGAACAACGCCGCCGGAAAGACGCGGCCAAAATCGAGCGCGACGATGACATCGTGATTTTCGACCGGCCGTAGCGGTTCCTTGGCGACGTGATACTCGCGGCGGAACATCGGCCACACCGGCTGACCCTCGACCACCAGCGCAACCCGGTTCATCAGCCGGCTTTCGATCCAGGCCCGCGACTTGCCGACGAGTTGTTGCTCGTAATAGCCGGCGCGCAGATTGCGCAAATTCTCCGCCGCCGGATTGACGGTGTAGCCGACAAGCTCGCCGCGGGCGTTGAAGTCCTCGAGCACCGCCGGCGGCTGCTTGTAAAAACCCCAGGCGCTCGGCCAGTGGTATTGCACAATCTCGTCGGGCAGCAGACCGGGCGGCAAGTCGACCTGGCCGGTCATCATGGCAAGCCAGCTATCCTCGTCGGGCGCGTTGCCGTCGGCCAGGATGCCGCACCAGGTCGGGCCGCCGTGGCGCTCGGGCGGAAACCGCAACCGCGAATGCGCCTCGTCAAAAATCTCCTTCGCCATGAACGGCAATTCGTTGAACAGGATCCCGGTAAATTCGGTCGAGCGCAGTTTGCGCACGTCCTCGATCTTGTCGAGCGACATGAAATGAAACTCGCCGTCGATGTCGTTATAGCGAATGCGATGCTGCATAAAACCCGGCGCCGCATTGAAGCGGCCATAAACATGCTCGGGAAACAGCTCGAGCCAGGTTTTCACCGTCGAGCGTTTGAGATCCGGCAGCGTGTTTCTAACAATGCCCCACCGCGAATAACGGATCTTGTCGATCGGCGACGGCGCTTGCTCTTGCGCATGGCGCATGGCGCGAAGCAGTAGCGCCACGGTCTTGCCGGATCCGAGCGGGCCTTGGATATAATCGACCTGATTATTCGAGGCGATGAACTTGGCAACCTCGGAGCCGGCGACAAAATCAAATTCAGTGGGCATTAGCCAAGCCGCCAAATGCTGCCGTCGCTATAGACCGGCATCGTCGTCGTGCCGCCGGCGCTCACCGGATTGCCGACCGTATAAACATTGCTCGGGGCGATGCTGTCGGACACGAACATGCGAAGTAGCGGCACGGTCGAGGCCGCCGGCAGCGCGGCGACCGTCGCGATCGCGCCGATCGCGGTATTGAACGGCGCCCCGGTCGTGGCATCGGCGCCCTCCGAGCACCAATCGGTATCGAGCACCAGCGGCCATTGGGCGCCGGTCGGTTGCCAATCCGGCCCCGCCGGCGGCGCGCTATGGCAACAATGCCGCGCGCTGGCGATGACACGGCTGTAAAGACAGCTTGAGCATTGCGCGGTCACGAGTGGTCACGAGCGGTCGCGGCCTGGTGCGGTCCGGCCGCCGGGATCGCGCGCCGAATGCAAGCCGCGGGATCCCGAATGATGGTCGACCGAATGCCGCGGATGGCCCTGGAAATTATGCGGCGTGTCGGTCGAGGGGTTCGGATGCTCGCCGGTTTTCTCGGCGCCCTTAATCGTGCCCTTGTTGATCGAGGCGTAAAACACGCTTTCGCCCTTCTTCTCGCCGTATTGGGCGTGCATCGCCGAGCGGATCTTCTCGCCTTTGGCTGTCAATGGCATCGTCGTAGCCTTTCTGTTGCATCAGCGCCCATCAGTGCAGCGCCGGCGCGTGGAACACCTGGCCGATGATGTTGATCACGTTAAAGGCCACCGCAAAGCCGACGCCGAAGCACAGCCCAAACAGAAAATCCTCGATCGCCTTGTGCATGGT